TCATACTGCTTTCTCAGTTGAAGAGGCCTGGGGTTGCCCCCAGGCCAAACGATTAGAAGGGTGCGTTTTGTGAAGCGCCTTCAACTTCGTCATGGTGTTTTACCTTGACTTCGCCGGCATTGATGCTAAGAGCAAATGCCTTTGCTGCTTGGTAGACACCAACATCTTCAACCGAGCCGATGCGCTCGATCTCCCAGCCGAACCATTTGCCTTTGTCGTTTGACTCGGGGGCCGTGGTCAGTCGATAGAGCTGCGAGTACATCGGAGGGGTGTACAGCCCGTTGGCTCCTGGGAGCTTCACGGACATGGCCATGCTGTTCCACTTGCGGGACTTCTTTAGCTGCGTAGACTTCATCGAGATAAGGGCAGGCATGGGGGTGCCATCCTCACGGATTACCATGACATAGTGGTTCGCGGTGTTCTCGATGTAATTCCCGTTGTCAAGATAGTCCTTGTTATCGCCGGGTTCCCGATGCGTTTTGGACAGGACATCACTCGTCGCAGGGTAGATATTGATTGGGGCACCACTTCCTGAACCGCGTGGTGCCCACTCGATGTACTGGCGAACGTACGCGCAAGACACAACTTCAATACCCTTCTTGCCGTCATAAAGCTCGCCGGTAACGGTGTTGTAGACCATTCCAGGCATTGCACCTTCCACCGAACCCACTTCTGGGCTGGTGTTGGTCAACAGGCGCAGGAACGGAAGCGCATAGTCTTCTTGGTCCATACCATCAAAACCACCCATAGCGTCCTGCTCAAAGGTTGAGACAAGAGCTACAGCACCTTCATTTTTTACTGCAACGTCATTCTTAGCCATTTTTCGTTTTCCTTATATCAAGATTTAATAGTCGCTTTTTGGCCGATGTAAGCGCCAAAGAGCTCCGCAGGGAAGGCGTTGCCGCGCTCCACCTGTTCTTTCACCCATGCTTTTAAGGTCATGGGCTCCACCTTCTCGGCTTGATCGGCTGGGAAGCCTTTCTGACCGAGCAGATCCAGCAGACTCGCACAAAGCTCGTCTTCGCCGCGTCCAAAACGAACGCTGACTGTATTTTTGATGATGTCATCAAAGCCATTGTCACGAAGCCATTTAAAGGCTTCGGCCTTACGCTCGGCACTGATGCTTGCAGAGTAAAAGGCCTTCACCTCAATGGACGAGCCGTCGGCAAGTTTAAAAGACTTCATGCCAAGACTTGTCATGGCCTCAGGAATGGACTCCTCTGTTAGCTTGAAAAACTGGTAGCTTTTTTCCTTCATAACTGCTTCGAGGTCCTTGATCTCTTTTTCAAGTTCCTTGGCACGACGGGCTAGTGCAGCCAGCCCTTCAATGTCATTGTCCTTTACACGAAGTGCATCGGCGTCCTGCTCAAACATAGTTTCAATAGTCATCACTTTCTCCTTTATAAAAAAGATCAATCTGCATTGGGACGTACAGCTTTTCCCTGCGGTCCCACTTTAACAGCTTAAAACGGCCGTTGTTTTTTGCAGCGGCTGCTGCGCAGACAATGCCGATAGCTGAAGGGTCACCGATGAGCACAAGATAATCCTCATCGGAAAAATTCTCAAGCTTGCGTTTGATTCTGTTCACGACAGGCACCACCGAGAACAAGATCTGCGCATTGGGTGGCAGAATCGTAACAATCTCGCCGTACTGCATCGCAGGCGTTACGTTGTGTTGCGTGGTTTCTGACACCACATAGACTTTTGGCACTTCCTTCTCCTTTCTAACATCGAGGTTGCTAATGTACACTTGGAATTCTTAGAAAGCAAGTTCACTTAGAAAGCGAAAACATGGAAGACAAATACTTAGCCACATTTCCGTTTAAAAACAAACCCTTCTTGCATCAGAAGGCTTACTTACAACGGTTCTACAAAGAGCCTATTTGTGCGCTTTTTGCCGACACCGGTACGGGCAAGAGCTTCATGTTGATTAACAACATTGCGATGCTCTACGACCAGGGCAAGATTAATGGGGCTTTGATCGTGGCGCCCAAGGGCGTGTACCGTAACTGGTTCAAGCTTGAGATCCCCAAGCACATGCCCGATCACGTGGTGTACCGCATGGCGATCTGGAACCCAAGCCCAAAGAAGGCTGAGGCCGAGGCCCTTGATTCGATGTTTGGGGTCACGGAAGACTTGAAGGTGCTTGTGATGAACATTGAAGCGTTTAGCACGGACAAGGGGACGAAGTTTGCGCAGCGATTCTTGAATGCGCACAATTCGTTCTTTGCTGTGGATGAAAGCACCACGATCAAAGGGCATACGGCCAAGCGTACGAAGAATACGATCAAGTCGGCAAAGCTTGCCAAGTACCGACGGATTGCTACGGGCTCGCCTGTAACCAAGGCCCCGATGGACCTGTATTCGCAGTGCGAGTTCTTGTCAGACGACTGCCTGGGGCTGCCAAGCTACTACTCCTTCTTGGCCCGTTATGCGGTGACCGTGGAGCGCAGTGTTGGCACCCACACGTTTAAGCAGGTGGTGGGCTACCGCAGGCTTGATGAACTGCACGAGAAGCTTTCCAAGTTTTCTTTCCGTGTGCGCAAAGACGAGTGCTTTGACCTGCCGGAGAAGACCTTCTTGCGCAGGGAAGTGGAGCTCACGCCAGAGCAGAAACGAGCGTATGACCAGATGGTCTTGATGGCGCTTGCCACCTTTGACAAGGGGATGACGTCCACCACGAATGCCCTGACCCAGATCATGCGGCTGCAGCAGATTGTCTGTGGCCACATCACGCTGGACAACAAGGAGGTCGTGCCCCTGAAGAACAACCGCATCGCAGAGCTCATGTCTGCCATTGAAGAGTCGGACGGCAAGATCATCATCTGGGCCTACTTCAGGCACAGCATTGAAGAGATCAAACTTACTCTGCAAAAAGAATACGGCATGAACGCCGTAGCGACGTATTTTGGAGACACTTCGGACGAGGAGCGGTCCGAGATTGTGGAGAGGTTCCAGGACATGGATAACGAGCTGCGCTTTTTTATTGGCCAGCCACGGACCGGGGGCTATGGTTTGACCTTGACAGCGGCGCATACAATGATTTACTACGCCAACGGCTATGACCTGGAGACCCGGCTGCAGTCCGAAGCACGGATTGACCGCTATGGCCAGACCCACAAGATGACATACATTGACCTGTTTACACCCAATACCGTGGACGAGAAGATTGTCGACGCTTTGGTGAACAAGATGGACATTGCCAACACCATACTGAAAGAAAACCCACGAGATTGGATTAAAAATGATTGAACTCTTCCCGATCAGGAAAAAGTATGTTTACGAAACCCTTGAACGGGTAGACGATCCCGAACGGGGCAGGCGCTATGGCGATCAGAAGCTGCCCAGCGTGACCACCATCCTGTCTGCTACCAAGGACAAGTCTGGCCTTGATGCGTGGGCCGAGAGGGTTGGTCGGGATAACGCGGAGCGTATTAAGAACGAAGCGGCCACGGTTGGCACCCATATGCACAACGTCATAGAGCGGATGTTAGCGGCCAGGGACCTTCCACGACCCACAACTTGGCTTCAATTGCGGGGTTATGAGATGGGTTACAGGCTCATAAACACGTATTTTTGTCACCTTAAAGAGGTTTGGGGCTCAGAAGTGACGCTTTATTACCCAGGCAAGTACGCTGGCACAACGGATTTAGTTGGCGTCTATCGGGATCAACCTGCGATAGTTGACTTCAAACAGTCCATCAAGCCCAAGCAGGCCAAGTGGATTCAGGATTACTTCCACCAGTTGGCAGCCTATGCCATGGCACATGACATTGTGCATGGAACTTCAATCGAATTTGCGGCAGTTTTGGTGTCCGTGCAGGACGGATCCACGCAAGAATTCACCACCACAGGCAGTGAATTCAAGCGTTACAAGGAGGAGTGGATGCAGCGAGTGGAGAACTACTGGGGCACTTGCAACGTTGTGTCAAACGGGAACAGTGACTGAAGCATCTGTCGGCTTGATCCTTGTGGTTGCCCTTGCGGTGCTGGGGCCGCTGGTCCTGGGCCTGGGGCTGCTGGTGCTGGCTGAGCTGCTTGTGCAGAAGACATGAAGGGCAGGCCCCTGGTCGGTGGCGCAGGAGGCAGTTGGCGTAAGAGCTGAGATGCAGGTGCGCCCGTGGTCGGGCTCATAAGCATTTCTTCAACTTCTTCGTCCGTAGGCGGGGGATCGCTTTGATCAAAGTAGTTCATTGTTGCAACGCTAAGGGGTGCCAAGCCGTTTCGTTTCATTGACTCAATCACGCGCTTTCCAATGTTAAAGAAGGAGCGTTGGTCGTAGGCTTTGCCTCTTTCCAAAAGAGTTGCCATGAAGGCGGGGTCTTTAGCAGCCCTCTCTAAAACAGCCCTTGTCTTACCAAGGGGCATGTCTTCAAAGAGCTTTTTAAAGGTGCGAACACCGGCGCCGGCAGCAACAAGGGCTCCTGGTCCAGAGGGCGCGATCTGTGAGGTGACGTTGGTGCCCGCTAAACGAATAGCCAGGTCTTCAAGGGGATTAATGCTGTTTAGCGTTTCGACAAAACGCCGTGTACCCATTGAATCCTGTGTCTTTTGAATGGTGTCCACGATTTTTTTAAGGCGTGTCATTTCTGCTACATCAACTAAACCATTTTTTACCATCATCTCAGAAAGCGACGGTTGGCCAGGTTTAATGGGGCTAAACATAGCACTTTTAAAAGCAGCCGGATCAAAAACAGCCGTGTCCCTTGCAGGGCCTGCTGGCTCAGGTGCCGCTTTCATGAAGGCCCAGTCATACAAAGACGATGCTAAACCACGCTTAGGTGCGTCACCCAGACCTGTTTTTTGAAGAACCTTTTTGTTTGTTGCAAGGTTAATCAACCGTTGCAGTTGTGTAACGGGCTCGCCTGAAGTAAACGCGTTTGATACAACACGAGTGATGTTTTCTGGAGAATTTAAGACTGCAGCAAAAGCCGACTTGTCTTGCAAAGACTTGTTAAGTGCGCTTGTGCTATCCAGCACGTAACGGAAGTACTCTTCTGCCTTGTTTACGTCTTGAAGATCGTTGTAAAGCGTTGGATGAAAACGTTTAAGAAGGGCATCGTTTTGACGCAAAAAATTTTGATACTTTGAAGTATCGAAGCTTAAGCGCTTAGCTAACTGACCAGGTTGTACCGGAACTTCCCTAAACAAGCCTCCGATATCTTGCTCGAATATTTTTTTAAAGGCGTCGTCCACCGATAAAACATAGGAGCTGTTTTTAACCTGATCGGCTAAAGGCTTAAGCTCACGAATGGTGGCCTCGTCCCCGTTTTGAACAGCCGTAGCCCATTTTTGACGCAGCGCATTAGCATCTTTAGGGTTGTCCACTACCTTTGCCCAAGAGGCAAGTTCAACAGCGTCTTCCAGCTCAGCCATTCGCAGGGCAGTGCGATCACTTGCTCTGCTTAACGTTTGAAAAAACCCATCTACCAAAAGCTCTGGGGGATTTTTTTGAGCACCTGACCGTTTAGAAGCCGTTATTTCAACAGGAAATGCGCGAGTAAAATAGTCGTTGAGTGTCCTGGAGAAGGTTAAAGCTTCTTTGTACTCAGGGATATCAAAGGCTTCCAAGTCCTTTAGAGCAGCTTGCGCTAACCGGCCGTAAACCTCTGCATCGCCTCTTTCTGACCCCGCACGAGCATTTCGAGCAAGACGTAACATGTCCGACCGAAAAGTTTGAAGTTTGCCGGGTGGCAACATCTTTATCTTTTCGTTTATTTCGGATGTTATTTCCGGTGGAAGCACCTTAGTTTCCTGGAACTGTCGTGACAAAGTTGCACCGTTATAGGTGTTTACCATGTCCTCATCAAGCCCGAGCTCTTTAAGGCGACGCAAAGTATCCGCATTTAAAACTGTTTCACCGCCAGACATTCCCCTGTCTTCTAAAATGTCCAATACTTCGTACATTAGAGAGGAAGGCTTTTGTTGTTTGAACGTAACCATCTTTGCACGGGTCGCAGCCCAATCTTTTTTAGGCACATTCAAACGTTTTAAGTCTTCGTCAGTAAGCTCTCTGTACCCTGCTGCTTTTGCTTTTTCGTACAAAACCCTTTCAAAGGCGCGCATGTCGGAAAGCGCGTCAATAACAGGTTTTTGAAGCTGCTGTCCAATTGCTGCACGATATTCAGGTGTATCGGGCGTAAGGCCCTTTGGAAGAGGGTCAATCTTGGCCTGAGCTAATTTTAGCCGTGTGGAAATAAGGTCCCGGAAATAATCCGACTGAAACTTTGCCGCTTGCAATAGCGCATTGGGATCCTGCGTCTGTGTTAAAGCATTAACAAGCTCTTTGTGGGCCAACATATAAGCACGACCCTTGCTTTCAACATCGCCACCAAATTGTGCGCTTTGTTTAGCCAAGGACGCTTCAAAGGCCGACAAGACAGCACTGCCTGATTTTTGTGCGGCAGTGGGCAAAGCGTCTCCGCGCAAACCAGATATTTCGGGCGACCGAAGGGCAGCCAGGACCTTTTGTGGGTCTTCTTTGAACGTTTCTAGGACGTAGGGATCGTTAAAAATTGTAAAAAGACGCTTAGCTGCTCGGGACTCTGCTTTGCCTTCACCAAACAACTCTTTAAAAGAATCTTTAACGTTCCTTGCTTCACCAAAGTTGGATACGATTGTTCGGAAAGGAAAGAAAGCTCCACCACCAAACTCCAAAGCAAACTTTGCTACAGGATCTCCGGGATATGCAGCTTCTGCAATTCCACCTCCAACGCCGGATCCAGTAGCACCCAGAGCTTCTACCGTGTAAAAAAGCTTTGGTGTTTCACGAGCTGACTTTCCATAAGCAGTAAGCAACCTTGAGGTCCAGTTGTCCACCATTTCGGGAAGAAACCGAACACTTCCCACGAACGGAAGCGCTCCTCCTGTGGTTTTTGCGCCTTCCCTAAAAGGATCCAGGTCTGGACGACCGGGGGCGGGGAAGAGGTTGTACTTATCTATTAATGCTTTGACGGCGTCCTCACCCTGTAAGCCGGCAGCTAAACCGAGACCTCCACCCACGACAACTGTTAAAGGGGCAAAAGGCCCTGTGTAGGGTGCAGCAAGCATGCCAAGTGCAAGTCCTCCTGTAAGTCCAACGCCGACCGGAGTGCCTTCTACGACACCCTGAACAAGTCCTGTTGGTATTTCACCAACTTTCTCACCTAACGTTGAATACTCACGGTACTCTTCTGGGCGGGAGACCAAAGGCAGGTCCGTTGTCCCTGGGACATCGTCCAAAGGAACTCCGCCATATCCATAGGTGGTGGCTTCGTCAACATCCGTTTCTTGCGTCGGGGTAAGTAAAGGATCCATTAAGTTGCCTTATTGAGTCTTGCCTGGAGCACGGTACCGTTTGATCTTACCACTCGGCAAAATCACCGCAAATTCACCTCCGGGATTTTTCTGTTGGAAGCTTTTAATTGCTGCTTCATCTCGGTAAGAGAATGTATCTTTTCGACCAATACTAAACTTGTTCGGGTCACGTTTATCCACATACTCTTCTCCAGCCCGTAGTCCAGAGCCCTTAAGCTGTTCACTTGACATTATGCTGGGTGGAACTCCAAGGCTTTGCCGATAAGTGTCAATTAGGTTGACTTTTACACGGGCCTCATCAATTGTTCGCGCTAGATGCTTGTCCGGTTGCTCAATGATTTTTGAGTAGTTTTCTTTTTCTTTTAACAACGCGTCATCCAACGACACGAGAGCCGTGCTCATTGCGCCCTCGCCCCCAAATACCCGTGGGGTTAAGCCGATGAGAGGGCGCAGTTTCTGCATTTCGTCAACAGAAAGTTTTCCCTCATTGGTTGCTAACGCCCTAATTAAACCCTCGTTAGCTTTTATAGCATCCTTACGCACCTTGTCTACGACATTGGGAGGCATTCCAGGGACGTTGGATGTAATAAAAGCTTCAGCGGTGTTTAAAGGTCCAGCCAAGTAGCCACGAGTGTTCCAAAGCTTGGGTTTGCTGGGATCAGTTGACGGCAACAAGTATGAACTCGCAACAAGCTGCGCACCTTCTGGTGTTTTTGGTGCGGGTTCTGTGGTTTCTACTGCAACCCCGCCTGTAATGTCTTCGCCTGTTGTTGGTTCTTCTGAAGGTGCGGCAGGGCCCTCAGCCACTTTAACTGCGGGGAAAGCAAGTGACGATACCTTAATATCAGGACCAAGGCTTTGAATCCACTTGTCCGCAGCCTCTTTTCCGTAGTTACGCTCAAGACCGTCCACGAAGGATCGCGGTATGTCGGCCCTTCTTACTTCAGTGGTTACATTCCCCATTTTATCGGTGATCGTAACCATTGTCGGCTGCACCATTTGTGTGACAGCGTTTAATATACGCGTTTGGCCTGATGGATCTAAATTTCCTTGAACAAAGGGCGTGATCAGTTCTTGATACTGATTGAAGGGTGTGCCCGTAACTTTCCCACCTTTGCCTGCTGCCTTAACCTCTTCTTTCGCAATGTCTGTTTGAAGCTCAAGAAGTTTTTGGTTGGCAGCTCGTTCTGCGGCTATTGTTTCTTCCGCCGATTTTAAGCCCGCCAACTTCAACGCTTGATCTTCTTTACGTTTAGCAGCGGCCATCTTCATCATTTCCGCAGGCAAACCACGTGCAGCGCCTGCAAAACGGGAAAGAGCGGACCCACGAAGAGGTTGTCCCGTGATTGGGTCCACATTGGCCGCATAAGCAAAACCACGCTCACCAAGCGAGGTCAAGAAGCCAAGTTTAGCAAGATCGCCTTGGTTTCCACCGAGAAGCTCTTCGTATGCGCGAGTTTTTTGACCGGCCAACTGTGCTAGGTCGGAGATACGCCCTGGTTGCCTGGCCATGATGCTTTCAACAAGCGAACGACTTGCAGGCAGGGTTGAAGAAGAGTATCCAAGGATAGAAGACGCATCGTTTTCCTCGGAGGCGTCTGCGTCTTTTTTAATTACGCCTCCTTGTTGAAAACGCTGGACTTCTCCGCCTCGTGCCATCTGTAATGGCGGTGGTCCGGGGGGCATGGCCCCTGGCGCCATATCACCAATCCCGCCTGCAGGCATCGGCTGCATCGGGGCCATCATTTCAGAGGGCATGTTGGGGACATTAGGTACGTTTGGAACGTTGGGCATGTTAGGTGCGCCAACGGGTGAGATTCCTCCGGGAGGCATCGGGCCAGGAGGCATCATCGCGCCAATACCTTGTTGGGCTAACACGGGCTGAAGCATGGCAAGAACAGGCTCAGGCGTCTCGGCTGCAGCCGAATAACCTACTAGGTCAGCAAGCTCGTCCCTGCGGGCGTCGATGGACCGCATGTCGCCACGAAGATTGTTCATAAGGATCTCGGGCGAATCAGGTGTGCGGCCGAGCATCTCACCTGCTTCGTACTCGTCGTCCTCTTCGAACTCGTCATCGTCTTCGTTCATCATCTCAAGAAAGCCCTGCATGATGCCGACGTTGTCCACCGGCATCGCTTCCATCTCAACTTCCATGTCTTTTTTAGCCATATATGCCTCTTAGAATACGCCTGCAACCTTGCCCGCGCCGTAAGTGCTTAACCCACCGAGAGCAACGCCTGCAACCTGTTGGAAGGGGCTCGCCTGCGGGACCGCTGCAGATGTTGTTGCCATTTGCGACGACGGTGCGCCCTTGTAAATATCGGACAAAAAGGCAGCCTGTTGGTAGGGAGCGTACATTCTTTGCATCTCCGATGCACGAATTGCATCAACTTGCCGCTGCGACTGGCCCTGTTCGGATTGACCGAGACCATACAGGAAGCTGATGTCACCCTGTTGCATCTGTTGTGCGGTTTGTCCTAAAGCGGCCTGTTGGACGCCAAGCTGCCCAGCCTGTTGGCCTAGCTGCCCGAAGAGCTGTCCGATTCCGAGTTGACGCTGTCGCGCAGCCTCTTCGGCTTGCATGGCCGCTTGTTGAGCCTGAGCATAATTTTGTGCATAACCCTGAGCAATCTGTTGCGCCATAAGGTTTTGGACATTGCGCTCCATCTCCGCACGTTGAACACCCTCTCGGGTACCACCAAAAGCGCCTGTACGAACGGCTTGAGCTGCTTGGGACTGTCCTGCAATGTCTGCTTGACGGCGAATATCTTGCAAGCTTTGTTCCGTTACCGCTTGCTGGTAGGGGTTCATAAAAGCAGCTGCTGAGCGGGGATCGTACATTCCGGCTGCACCAGAAGCCGCAATCTGACCTACCTGCGTTGCGCCTAATCCCTGACCAAGGGCAACATTCCCCGCTTCAATGTAAGGCAGGTAGCTACCAATCCCCTGTTGCATCCCTGCTTGAAGGGCAGCCTGTTGGGCGGGAGAGAAGCTGGCTACTTGGTATTCAGGTAGCTGTCCACCAAACTCGGGGCGATAAGCAAGCCTAGCGGCCTCGCCAAGGAGGTTTAGCTTGATCGCCTCAAGACGAGGATCCTCACGAACAAACTGGGTAGTAACTTCTTCAGCCATGATTTACGCCTTTGCAGTTTTGCCTACGGGACCGCCTTCAAGCATTTTCATCAGCTTGTACATCTTGGCAGCGCCTTTGCGACGGCTTCCGCCGCCCATGTTACGAACGGACCTGGCCGTGAAAACGAACTCGCCGTCTGAGAGCATCGCGGGGATGTCATCGGACGTTCCCGTGCCTGGGCCGTTAATCGCGCCGTTTTTACGGGGGAAATTTTCCACGCCTTTTGGTCCAGAACCCTCGGCCGCGCGATAGGTTGGCGGCGGATAATAGCTTGGTACAAATGATCCCGCAAACTGCGGGTTAGCTCGTAGGTAATCTTCCCCAAATCTCTCGGACTCGGCAATCATCTCTTCCGTTGTTTTTCCTTGTGTTCCTTCAGGGACCTTCATTAAAGAATCCAAGCCGCCTGTTGCAGCCAGTGTTGTGCCCACTATGGGAAGATATTTTGAAACCGTTCCCGGAAGGGCGGCTTGATAGGCTTTTTCGGCCAGTGCCGTGCTTTTCGTTCGGGCCAAGGTCTCGTTAAAGGCCTGTTCTGCAGCTTCTTTACCTGCTGCCTCACGAGCACTGGGAGAGAAAAAGTCCATTGTTTTGTCAAAAAACCCACGCTCTGCTCCCCCAGGAGCAGATGGTCCAATAGCAGCAGATGGCTGCACTCCAGGAGCGATGCTGTAATCCACCGAAGGGGCCGTCAACCCGAAACGGGATCCTGTTTGTGGTAATACGTCAGGGGCTGTGAGGTTATAACCAGCACCTACCTGCGAGCCACCAATACCAGTGCCTCCAGCATCCCCCATTCCAGGGAAAGATTGCGAAAGAGAGGGCTGCATAACCAATCTTTGACCGCCTGCCCCGTCAGAAACTGCTGTAGGAATTGATCCGTCTGTACTAAGCAATCTAGGCTGTACCGGGCCCTCTAAGGACATCGTTCCCGGCTGTGTTCCTTGCGTGAAATCACCAAAGCCACCCGGCTGAGGTCCTGTGCCGGCGGCAGGAGGCTGTGCTTGTACAAGCTCTTGCGCTGTTCCAACACCCGCATCAGGAGCCGCTGGAGTGGCATCCGTGCCGTACATCTGCTTGGCCGTGTCAACAGGGGAGCCAAAGTAGTTCTGAGCTGTGTTTTTAACGGTTCCCAAGAAGCCTTGTTGTTGATAAGCCGCTTGCAGTTCGGGGCGAGCGGCAAATGCCTCTGCACCACCCGCGATCCCGGCCATACCACCAGCAAGAACAGCACCTGTTAAGCCGTTACGAAGCGCAGCCTTTAGGCCATCACCGGCAAGAAGGCTAGAACCAAAACCACCAACGGCACCAGAAATTGCGGCAACACCTGCCGCGCTAGAAACGCCCATGAATCCTGCTGCTGCAGGCCCAAGAAACGCGCCCAGCGCAACAGATATGACAATCCGCCCAACCGTGCTCTTTGCAAACTTTTTAATTCCCCTAGCAACACCTTTAAGGGCTTTGCCAATACCTCTAACAAGACCTTTTAAGAAGAACTCAGGCAAACCCGTGTAAGGGTTGATGGTCCCTGAGCCGCCCATGCGCTTCAACATCATCGCCTCTTGCGGCGTAATGTGAGCAAGCATTGTGTCGCCATTACGGCCCATTGCGGCCATCTCACGTGCAATGGGCGTCATTTGCGGCAGCCCTACAATCCCACCCTCGGCCATACCAACAGGCATGTCCATGGGCATTTCCTGCCCCGTGGGCCGTGGTTCTTGGGACAGGTTCTCCGCCTCTTCCACCGCCATACGCAGGGCTACAAAGAACTCCAAGTCAAAGGTCTCAGGAAGGATGTCTTCTGGCACACCTTCTGCGAGCAGCCGAGCACGGACCTCGGGGTAGTTGTTTGGATCACCGAACACGGCTTCCACCACCCGGCGCATGAGGGCCACGTCTTCCGACGTCAAGCCTGCATCACGGATGGTTTGTAAGAATTCTTGAACCTCTGCCTGGTCCATCTCGGAGCCGGCAGACAACAATTCACGTGTAAAACGCGGATAGCCCATGTCGCGCGCAGCTTGTTGCGCGGCGATCAAAGGTGCGAAAGAGTCGAGTCCGTCTTGGGAAGTTGCGCCGCCAACATTCGCGGGCAAGTTCATAATGCCTTCCATGGGTGTCCTTTCCAAATTAATCTGTAGGCCTCGTATGGGCGCGCGCCGGGAAAGGACGCGGAGTTAGCCCAGATTATCGCCTTTTTCACTAGTTCCTGTCTACTTCAAGGTAGGATAAATAAAAGACCACGTCGTCTTCGGAGGCTTCTACCTCCAGCTCGTCTGTGGCCTCCAAAACCAGCGGGATTCCACTAAATACGTCCATTGTCCCGTTGACCGGCAAAAACATGTCTCGCAGAAGCTTGTACCCGGTCCCCCCCAAGGGGTAGACAGTCACAGTGAGGGTGGCATCCGTGGAATCGGCATTGGTCACCCGTAAGGAGTTAAGGATGGCCGAGTTGGCTGCAGGCACTGTGTACAAGGTATACGGCGTGGCTGCTACCGTTGCGTGATATTGGCGAAAATATTTGTTGGCCATCAGTACATCTCCGCAGAAATAAACGCTGCCGTCAGGATAACCGACGGAATTTCCGGCCGAGTAGGGCTCGTTTCCGCCGAATAATGCTCCAAAAAGGCTCCCGCTCGGTCAGACCACCAGGCCATTTCAAGGTACTCCGTGGTGGGGTCGTTGACCGTAAAAACGCCGGTAATGGTGGGGACCACATGCGACCAAATTGACCCACTTTTTCTAGCCAAAAGATCCGTCCTGGTATTGCTCAACGGGTAGTTGACACCGCTGTTTTTGGCCCAAATCTCAAACTCCCCTGTGGAATTGTCCCGATTGGAGATCTGAAACCGCATGGTGACCAAATACTGACCAGAAAAGTCAAACTGAATCTTCGAGGCCCGTGTTCCGGTAATCGTGATACTTCCTACTTCTTGCGATGTATCTACTGTGTATACACCGACCCCGCCCGTTGTGCCACTCACCTGGGCCGTGATCTGCGTTCCAGCAGTCACGCCTGTACCGGCAATCTTCATGCCCGTTAAGATCGTTCCAGACGTCACGGCTGACACGGTCAAAACCGTCCCGGCCCCAGGGGGTGTGCCGTCGTCAATCGTTCCGGTAAACACCGCCGTATGGTCTTGGACCTTGATTCCGTATTCAAAAATAGGCGTGTCAAAGGTCACAATGTTTTCAGAAGTCGTGCCGATGTTGAGCTGGTCTTGATCCGACATCAACATGGCGTAGGGCAACATAATCCCTGTGCTTGGCTGAAAACCCCTCACAGAACCAGCAAAACCACCCCCGGCCGCACCTCCACCGCCCCCGAACCACGCTGCTGCCGCCGCTTGGTTTTGATCAGGAATGGACGTGTAGGTGTTATTAAGCTGCAGAACAATCTGCTCCAGCGATCGGACAAGCTGGTCAAACTGCTGGGCGTTGTACTCCGGTGATGCATTGGGCAGTCGGACGTTAAAGATCTTGCTCATCTGAGGCCGTCCGGTTGGACATCTACCCGTAGTGTGCCGTAGCGCCAGTTGGTGTCAATCTCACTGGTTTCAATTTTTAAGCTGATCTGGCGCCCCCTTGCACGGGTGTCCACCTTCTGCGTGGTCGGCGTAATAACGTACGGATCCAACGAGCTTGGGCTGGCTGTGGCCTGAGGATACGGACGCAGCAATAATCTCACCGTGAGATCTCCAACCTGGTTCTTGAAGTCCGGGATGAACCGCTTCATGTACAGCATGTTGTCACCCTCGGAGATATCAAAATACCCCGATTGAATGAAAGCAAAAATGGCCTGCCCGTCGCCATTCACACCGTCTTCTTGGTTGTAAATTAAAGCGCGGCCGGCCGTCAGGCCGTAAATGGTCGAAATCGTGGCCTCCGTGCTCTCGGGCATGTATTCAGCCGCAAGAGGCTTGGCATACGTGCCAATGTCCACCCAGGCGGTCCGAGGCATACTGCCCACGTGCCACGTGTTTTCAAGGTAGTTGTAGGTCACAAATCGGTCAATAAAGTCGCTTGTGAACGAGCAATACCACCAGGTGACCTCGTTAAACTGGGAGTTCACACCCACATGGGTCTTGGTCCCTTGGGTAAGGTTGATGTCCTTAAACACAAAATCCTGGACCGTGCAGGGCATCTTCTTGACCGTACCGTCAAAGACGTAAAAGGCCTCCGTGCCCATCCAAAAGGCAAGCCCGTTGACGTCTGCCGCCGCATGCGGCCCGATACAGCCACAGTTCGTGCCGAGCTGCTGGAATCCAAAGGTGTAAGGTGGCCCAACGTACTGCATACCGTGCAAGGACGTGTCCGTGAAGATCAGAATCTGACCACGTGAACGAACCGCCGAGACAATTCGGCTGCCGTCTGTCAAGCGCTGGCCGCCTGCAGTATTGGTCGCTGTTTCGGTGAACGTGTTGATGTCCTCTTGGTTTGAGAACCGCACAAACATCGGATCCTGGGTGCTCGGCGTCCCCACCGTCGTCTCCGTACCAAAACAAACCAGGTGCCTGTCAGGTGTCGAAACAAGGGCATACGTGCTTTTTGTCGGGGCACCGCTGATCGCCGTGGCCCGTGAGCCAAGGCCCCCGCTCGTATCCCAACGGTAAATGGCCCCGTTGACGAGCTGGCAGATAAGGTCTTCACCGAACGTGTCCAACTGCCAGACACGGGAGCCAAGAAAGATGCCTGCGCCAGCGGTGCGAGGCGTATTCCACGTGCCTTCTCCCCAACTGCCCACGCCCCAGCCAAAGTCAAAGAAGCTAACGTCCGTTCCAACGTTAATTTGATAGGCGCCTACAACGGCTGCGCCACCGTCACCGGTATCGGAGGCATTGGCCGCAACGGGCGAGGTAATGGTGTAGCTGTCTGCGTCAATGATGGACGTGATCTCAAACTCGGACTGCAAAATAGCCTGCGTGATCGCACCACCTAAACCACTGGCATCCACGCCACTGAAGGTCACAAAATCGCCCTCTGTTGCTCCGTGGGCCGTGTCACTTACTGTGATGGTCGTGGACCCCGTGGAGGCGGCAAAGGTCACATCGCCTGCCGTAGTCGTGTCTCGCAAAGGCGTGATATCGGCCCAGCTACCACCAAAAAAGGCGTACAGCTTGCGTGATGTGCCTACAGCAGCGTAGGGTGAGCCATCCAAGGCATTCCAAGTGAAGACCTCACTGACCAGGCCAACCAAATAGGAAGAAGCGTTACTGAACTTGGTCCAGCCGCCAAGCTTTTCTGGCAGGCCGTAACGAAAGCGAATGAAGTCCCCGTCAATCCAGCCGCCTTCCGCACCGTATTCAGTGTTTTGCTTGTCGATTCCAGGTTTTAGGAAGAGTCGGGCAAGGGCCATAGTTATCTTAAGTAAAGGTTTTTCTCGTCCAAACGGCGTTTAACCAGACCCGGAAGCTCTCGACCACCTGCCTTTACCCACATCATAAACGCTTCTGCCGCTCCTTCATAGTCTCCCCGGTTATGGCGCATACGCACAGAAGACCGTTGAAGATTGCCAAGCCCCACATTAAATGAGAAGGAAACAAGAGCAGACTTTTGACCATCAGTAGTAACAGGGCAAAGTCGATCCACGCCGAGTGTAAAACGCTGAAGATCCTGCCTGAGTAGTTCATCGACTTCCTCCATGCTCCATAACCGACTGTCCTCAAACCGGATGGGGTATTCCCGACGGATCTGACCCGTGTACTCCCCTTTACGCACCATTGGCAGCTTGATCTGGTCGTGATAAAGCACCCGTCCAACCCCCACCGTCCAGATATGGGCTGGGCAGAGATACGGCTTTTGCCGCACCCCCTCGTGGTGCTTCATCTGCTCAATGGCCTCGGGTAGTAAAACACTCATCGCTTCTTAGCAAAGGCTTGGGTACCGAACCAAAACGCTACGATGGAAGACACAATCGTCATCTCATCCTCAGAGAACACCAGACTCAAAGCGACCGCAAAGTCCACCCCGGTGTTAACCGCCCACCACATCGCAACAATATTAATGATGACCAACTCCAGCACGAAGATGTAGGTCACGATAGGACGCACAGACGACCTCAAGTCAGTTACCCATTGTGAGGCGTTCTCTCCAATCTTAGCGTCGTGGGCAAGGGCTGCTTGTATGGTTGCCGCCGAGGTTTCCATTGCCACCTGATCGGTTCGTATTTCTTCTATCCGTGCCTGATTTGCAAAGCCCTGGGCCATTAACGCAAGCTCCCGCTCGGTCTGCATTTGAGCAAGGTTAAGCTCGTGGGCCTTGTCCTGGCGGTCTTGAAAGAAATCAAGGATCTTGGGCAGACCACCCGCTAGGAACGAGACGAGGGTTGTGAGTAATGTGATCATTTTGCGTACCTAAAAATAAAGTCAACTGCCATGTACAAAAGAAGGCACCCAACCACCACGACGGTTGAACTACCCCCATAAAGAAGCATGTCGTCCCAGAACTTCTTTTGCATATCTTGTTGCTCTTGCTTCATGCGAATCCGCTCAGCCCTGATCTTACGGCGCATCTCTAAAAACTTGCGGTACCCGTCCAGGCTCCCGTAACCACCCTCAAGATCGGCAAAGGCACCGTACAAGAACTCATGTTTTATTTCCGCTTCCATCTGCATCAACTTGTGCTCGGCCTCAAAGACGTTGAAGGCTTCTTGTGTGTCGTTGCCAAACTCTAAATTACCGAAGAGCTTGGGCTTCTGGGGCTTGTTCTTGGCAGTCGTTATGTGCTGCTCAAGCTGGTCGGCAAGCCCTGCGTATTTACTAAGTTGTGACCAAACGCCCTCGGCCTCCTGAGCAAACTCGGAGGCTTTCTTGATGCCGTTCCATACAGCAGTACAGGCGGCGAGGATGGTTATTGGGTCCACTACGCACCTTGCTCAACCCACGAGGTGGTTGCCTCATCCCACGAGTACATTTTAGGTGGCTCGCCCGTACCGGCATCAGCAGGCATTGCTACTGGTGCTTCCCATTGGGCTGTGGTTTCGTTAAGTAGCCAAGACGCAAAGGGTTGCGGAGGTACAAAAGCATCTATGTCGGCGTTGTATGTGTAACCGATCCCCGCATAGTTCTTGCGGATAGTGCCGTTGTAGCTGGTCTGCTTCCATGTGCCACCAAAGAGTTTCTCTAAGAAGGCTTGACCAATGTATTCCTTCTCCACGCCGTTAGCGTCAGAAGTGTCTCGATTAGCAACCACATGAACCTC